TTAGCGAATTATTATCCCTTGCTCCGCCGCCATTGCTTTGAGTACGGCGTCTCCCGCCGAATTTGTTTTCTTTGTTTTTTTCCTGATGTCTTTCAGTATTTTTGAAAGACTCGGCAACTTCTTTTGCCTTGCAAAGGCTTCCGTATGCCATGCAAGCGTGATGTTATCCTCGAACAAACGAGTTTCTCGCTCTCGCTTTTGCTTTGCAAGTAGCATGACTTCATACGGAGTGTAATTGCCGATTTGTATGGGATCTATATCAAAGAGCACGACTGCCTTTTCGCAAAACTCGGAAAGGTCAAAGGCAGTCTCGCTTATTCCCCCTGTTTACCTTCTGCTTTTCCGAATGCAAGCGTAAAGGCTTCGCCGAGTTTTTCCGCAATCTCGGTGATGTTCGAATACTCATCGATAAGATCTCCGACCCTTTCAAGCGTAAGGTCTTTATCTTCGTGGCAAAGTCCCGCATACACGATAATGAGCAGGTCTTTGATGCCCACGTGCGAAAGGTCAAGCGCTGTAATGTTCTTGCCCGTAAGGTCTTCTACCTTTACGAGCGCATTGATGCCATATCTCAATGTTCTGGGTTTATCCAGATTGATGGTTACTCCGTTCTTCATTCTTACTCTCCTTTATGGAAACTCAATTCGCCCGTACCCGTAAGTTCAAGGCTGATGCTGACCACGTCATCCACCGGGTCTTCGATTGACAAACTGCTGATGTATGCCGTTCCCTGATAGTAGTTCGCATTATCCACATACAGCTTTACGATTACGGTCGTGCCTGCAAGATATGCCTCTTGCAATGCCGCTTGACCTTGGGTGTCGGTCGGAACTTCGTAATCGCCTTCCGAACTCGCAGTCCACTCTTTCAGTCCCGTGATGTAGTTTTTCCAATCATCACCGAGAGCGGTCGTTTCCAAAGTTTCAAGCGACAGTTCAAGCGACCAGTTCTTGATTGCGGCTACCTTTTGGTTTCCGCTCTCACCGATAATCACTTTTCCGTTTTTACCTGCTACCGCCATATAGTCCTCCTATTTTTCGTTGTAATAAAACTCGAACTCGATGCTCGACAGGTACTCTTCCGTATTGAATTTCAATGCGGTGTTCCCGTTGTACTCGTAGTCCGTTTTAATGAAAACGGCTTGGATTTCCAAGCCGCACATATTTCCGTGAAAGTCTTGAAAGGCATGCTTTACCAATCTCGACAATTCTCTTGCTTTTTTGAACGTCCTGTCATGGCACACGAACTGCATCGTCTGTCTGACAAACCCCGTATCGCCTTGCAGAGCCGAATCGTAGTTGGCAAGCACGGGCGAATAAACGATTGCCGGGAGTGGAGCGTCTTCGGGGAGCATTATGGGGAATATTTTATTCCCCACACGTTCTCTTATCTGTTCGTTTTTGCTTAAATACGCATATATTGCTTGGCAGATGTCCGTCATAGTTTTCTCCCCACCGCATTCGAGATTGCTTTCACGATCTCATCGTTTATCTTGTCGATGTTTTCGTCCACGGCATTTCGTAGAAACGGGTTGGCAGCTCTTCCCCTTGCACCGAGTTCTACGAACGTGCCGTATCGGAGTGACTTGTCATAGTCTACCGACACGGTCGCTTTGGTTTCCGTGGCTTTGCCTTCGTTGAGTTTCAGACTCGCTTTCAGCGTTCCCGTATCCACGGGACAGTTTTTCCTTGCATCGTCAAGCGCAATCTTGCCACCTGCCTTTGCTCCCGTCATAAGTACAGATGACGCGGCATCTTCCATTGCTCGGATATCTTTCACGAGTTTGTCTGCGCCTTCCACTTTCGTTTTAACCTTCCGTTGCTTTGCGCTGTAACCCATCGTTCACTATCTCCTTGCAGTTAAGTATCGTTGCCTTATGCCCGGTTTTATCATCTGATACACCGACAATTTCATATAACGAGTTCCCGTATCGGATGCGGTTCAAGACCGTTACGGCGGTGGTATATCGGAGAGTTATCTTTACAACCGTTTCCGCTGAAACTTGTTGCGCCGTGTAATACTCCGTACCGCTCACAGGCTCGATACTCGCCCATCTTACGTCCGTTGTCACCCATGTTCCTTCTTGCCCGCCGAAATCGTCTCTCTCCCACACGAAGGTCAGAATTTCCACCTTTCGGTTCAGTTTTCCTATATCCATCAGAACCTCTCTTTCCTGTAAGCGAATAGCATTCGCCTGACAAGGTCAAGGGTTTCGGATATGTCGATACCCGTCTTATCCTTGGAGATTTGTCTTTCTTCGTAAAGCGTGGCTACAACGATAAGCATTGCTTGCCGCACGGTTTCAGGAAGATGTTCGATTTCCGCAAGCGGTCTTCGAAGCACGTCTTCCGTCAGTTCCCGCGCCGCTACTATAAGCGAGGCTATGAGATTTTCCTCGTCATCGCCGTCAACCCTCAAAAACTCTTTGGCTTCTTGAAGAGTAATCATACTCATACCTCCCTATTGTTTTTCGTTTTACGCGCCCCTCTTTGCAAGAGTGACGAACGGCGAAACGGTCGCACTGCCTTTGTAAGGAGTGAGAGGTTTCGTCCAGATAGGTTTGCCGTCAACCCTGTAGATGAAACGAAACACGTTTTCATCGTAAAGGAATCTGACGTGAATGGAACTTGCCGACTTAATGCCGCCCTTATCAATGAGAAGGTACTGACCGATATCCGCAAGGATGATGTCTCCGACTTCGCCTGCGGCGCTGCACTGTTCGATAGGTACGACAGGTCTGCCGAAGAGCGTGCCGTAGGGTTTCTCCGAAAGACCGCCTGCCGGGATATACACGGGTTTATCTCCGATTTTGAGCGTGTAAAGGTAAGGTTCAAGTTCTTGGTTGATATACCACACCGCATTCGCTCTGGAACGAGACCACAGTCTGTTCCACATCTTGATGAGGTTTTCGACTGTAATAACGTCCGTCTGGCTTGCCTCTTTCGCCACGGTCACGATTGCACCGCTGTTAAGGATGCCGAGCGGTTCGCCCTCGCCGCTACCCGAAAGGATGGCATCGTCAATTTTGAACCCGAACTCTTCTGCGAATGCCTGACGAATAACGGCTTCGAGTGCCGCCGCGTCCTGCAAAAGTTCATCGGTCGCATAGCAAAGTCCCGTGAGTTTTTTAAGCGACAGTTCCATCTGCCTGAACTTGGGTTTGCTTGCGGTGATCTCGTCCGCTTCGCCTTCCCAGTAGGTCTGAACACCGCCCCAACGAGAGCCGTTTGCACGACTGTCTTCGTCAATAGCATTGATTTTCATGCCGTTTGCGTTGGTGCTGATAGGAATCTTTTTGACCTTGCTTGCGAGAATACCCGTTTCATAGGTTCTCTTCAAGAGTTCGGTCACAAAATCCTGCTGTACAAGGAAACCGCCGTCCGAGGGAGTGGTTTCGTTAAGACCGCTTGCCGCTCTCGTGGAAAGTCTCTCGTCCACCTTACCGCCCGGCATTGCCGCTCTATATGCTGCCATGAGTTGCTCGCCGAAAGACGCGAATCTCTTTTCGTTGTCCTTGGCGGGAGTGGGTTTTACTTCGGGTTTCTCGCTCGAACGATCTTCGGGTTCGATAGCAAGAAGTTTTTCCGCTCTGCCGATACTCTCATCCCACGCACGGATTTCCTCTTCATACTTGTCGATGTCCTTCTGCTCTTCTTCGGAGAGGAAACGGTCTTCGGCTTCCGCCTTGTTAAGCACAGCCATCGCCTTGAGTCTTGCGTCCTCTCTCTTTGCTTTCATTTCGAGAATTTTCTTCATATTCATCTGTTTTCCTCCGATTAAATGATTTTGAATTTTGCTTGCAGGTTCTTAAGTTTTTCCTGCTGTTTTGCCTTTTTAACTGCGTTTTCCGTTTCTTCCGCTACTTTACGTTGCTCGGTCTTATACACGTCATATTCTTGCATTGCACGAACACCGACATCGGTTGCCGTGTATGCCGGAAACGTTACGGGCGAGACGTCAAACAAGCGAACCTTTTTGAGTTCTCTCGTATCGATTCCGTCTTTGGATGACCACTCATCGTCTTCCACTACAAACCCGATTGACATCTGCGAAATGTCCCCACGGCGGATGCTCGTGGTGATGTCCCTTGCCCAACTCGTATCCGGCGGAGTAATGCAGACACGGAGTCCTACATCGTCTTCTACAAGTTCGAGCGTTCCCGCTCTGTTTCTGCCGAGTACATAGTTTGGATCGTGATTGAACAAAGCGCGGATATCGTCCCTGCCGATACTCTCCGCAAACGCGCCCTTACGCACTTTCTCTTTGAAAGGGAAAATGCCGCCCAAGGTTTCAGACCACGAATCGAAAACGGCGGCGTGTCCTTCGATACACGTTCCGCCGTCACTTTCGTTTATTCGTATTTCCTTTAGCGGGAGCATTCGGAGTTCCTTTTTGTTCGTTTTCTTCTCCATTGCTACCTCCTTCGTCTGGATTGTTTTGTTTGTTCTGCTGTCCGACCTGTGCCGACATCATCGAACCATTGACGAGATAATCGTCACCGCCCTGTTCCGCAGGGACAAGACTCATATCTTCGAGCCGCCTTATATCATTGATTGACAACCACCCGTTTTGCCGCCCAATTGAGTAGCCTTCCATTCGGGATTTGTAGTCACCACGCAATAGTCCGTCCACATTGAACTTGGCGAAATACAAAAGCCGTTCTTTCTCGTCAAGGAGTGAACGGCTTATCTCTTGCTCCCACCTTACAAGCCACGGCCGTATGGTGTGCTGAACAAACTCTATGGATTGATGTTCTATATTGGAAAAGGTTGCCCTTTCAAGGTCTCCGACAAGATGTGGCGGAACACGGAAAATACGGCATATCTCGTTCACTTGGTACTTTCTCGTTTCCAAGAACTGTGCGTCTTCGGGTGCGATACCTATTGTGTGGTATTTCATTCCCTCTTCAAGCACCGCCACCTTATGGCTGTTCCGTGTTCCCTGATACACTTGATTCCAAGACTGTCGGAGTTTTTCGGGATCTTTGAGCGTGCCGGGGTGTTCCAACACACCGCCCGGTCTTGCTCCGTTACCGAAGAACTTCGCTCCGTACTCTTCCGTTGCCAAGGCGAGTCCGACAGCCTCTCTTGCTTGCGCTATGGGACTTAAGCCTTTCACTCCGTCTATGGACATCGCTTTGATGTGGAAGATTTGGTCTGGTCGGTAGACATAGGTTTTGTTGGTTATTTCGTCCGAATAGGTGTACTTAATCTTGCCCGTGGTGCTGTCGCGTTCCACTACCATTTGATTCGGCTTTAAGTACCACAGTTCGGTCGTATGACCTTGTTTTCGGATGATTCTTGCGTATGCGTTACCCCACAAAAGGAGCGATGTCATCATCGTTTCCCTGAACTCGAAACTCGTCATCTCTTCGTTCGGGAACTCATAAAGGCAAGAAAAAAGCGGATGTTGCTCCGCCATTTCATTCTTACCGCCTTTTCCTTTCTTAAATAGGTGTAGCGGTAAACTCGCTATTGTCTCCGCCAAGATCTTCACGCAAGCATAAACGGCGGAAGTTTGCATCGCCCGCATTTCGTCCACATTGATACCGCTGTTACTGTTGCCGATAAAGTCGACATCTACACCCCTGATGAACTCTTGCATTTCCTTTGACGGTGCTGTTCGTTTCTCTTTTTTAGGAGCATCTCTGCTCCGTCCGAATATTCCCATTTTACCTCCATAAATGCCGAACACCGCCTTCGTTTTGGCGGTGTCCTTGCTTGGTTTTTCTATGTTATACGATTGCGGTGTATCTCGGATAGGAGAACCCTTCGCTGTTGATTAGGATTTTGTAGTTTCTATCCTTGCATTGGAGTGCTATCATGTGCCACACCCCGTCTTCGTCTATCCTCATTAGATCCTTGTTTTCCTGCACCCATTTGCAGTCTTCGAATAGGTCGTTCGCTACCTTGTCGAACTCGGCTGCGGTCAGGTGGATTGTTTTCTCCACCTTGACTTCCGCTTTCGGCATTTCCTTGCCGTGCATGTATTTGTATTCGGCTACCGCATCGTGCCAGTCCTTGATGTTCGCTACCTTTCTCACGATTATTGCTTTCATCTCTGCCACCCCTTATTTATTCGTTTTGGCGGCTTTCCTGCCGAGTTCGTAGGCTTCTTCGAGCATTGCCTTTATGCTCCACACACTCATTTCGATGAAGTCTTCACTGTCGCTGTTTCGGGTTTCGAGGTCACCTCTTTCTTCGATGCTGTATGAGTTCTTTTTTGCGATTTCGATGAGTTGTTTTTTCATTGTTTTGCTCCTTTGTTTTTGTAACTACAATATACCGTAAACAATCGAAAGAGCCCAGCGAAAACGCGTGAAAACACAAAGAATTAACAAACAAAAACAAAGACTAACCCGCCCTGTCGGACGGTTGGATTTTTTGTCGTTTTTAGTCCTTTTTTAGCGGTTTGCTATCGATAAGTGCCATTAGCGTATTGTCGATTGCTTTCCATTCGGCATTGCATATCAGCTCGGCATATTGTCCTTGCATCTGGGCGCGATACATCTTTGCCTGATGCTTGGCGAACTCGTCTGCTATGATTTCGGGAGCGTGTTCTACATCGGCGAGTATCGTTGCTTTGAGTTCTTCGACCTTGGCATCGTATGCCTTGTTCTCTTCTTCGGTTGCGTGGGTGTGGAAGCCGTGGCTGTAACTTTTGAGTGTTCTGAAGATATCCTTTTGTTTTGCCATTGTTCTGCCCTCCTTATGCCACCGTGATGTATCCGTTTTCGTCCATCGTGTATCCGAGTTTGATGCCGTTTCTTTTCGCGTAGTCGATAAGGACTTCGATTGCCGTTCTGTAGTCTTTGACCGCGTCCGTGTATCTCACTTTGTTGTAGTGGTTATGGTCTCTCACCAGTGCGTTGAGTTTGTTTTTGCAGTAGTTGCGGATTTCCTTTTTCGTTTCCATTTTTATGCTCCTTTCGGCTGTTGCCCTTGCTTTGTTTTTCTACCTACAATATACCGTAAACAACCGAAAGAGCCCAGCGAAAACACGCTAAAACACAAAGAATTAACAAAGAAAAAAGGGCTTTGTTTTTGCCCTTTATTCGATGGTAAAATCTTCGATTTTCTCGTACTTTCTCTCTACCGTTATGCCCTTTTCCGCAATGTACTTTTCCATACTCTCCGTTGTCGGGAACTTGGCAAGCATCTGAAACCGCGTTTTAGGATCGGTGTACACAATGAGTTTCGTATATCCACCTTTCACCGCCTTTTTGTATTCCTTTTCGTCATCGATGATTCCCACCAGTGCCGACATAAAAAGTTCGGAATCTATCGGAAGATTCGCATAAATGTCCGTCATCGGATATCTCTTGTAATATTCGACCGCAGCGGCTTTGAGTAGTTCGTCCATTTTTCTTCTTTCTTCGATTGTTCCATCGAAGTCGATGTCAGCCACTCCGCCGTCACCGCTGTCGTTATACCATCCGACTTTCTTGCCTTTGTAGTAGATGTTTCCTTGGACTCCGTCCCAGTCCCTTCCTCGAAAGGTTCTTATACCTTTTAAGGTAAATCCCAATATACTTGCCATTAGTCTTCCTCCGTTTTTTGGTCGTACACTTCAATGGTTATCTTCATACCCGTTTGGAAGCCGAGTCTATATGCCCTTTGCTGTTCGTTTCCCATTCGTTCGATGACTTCTTCCATAAACTCGTTAAGGATTGTCATCTGCTCTTCGGATAGGCTTTCTTTCAGTTTGACATACAGCCTTTCTTCTCTTTTGGACGAGGACAAGGCTTTGTAGGCATCTCGCCCGATGTTCTGTCCGTCATAGATTTTCTCGATTAAACTCATTGATTGTTCCACCTTTTATTTGGTATCACAAACAATAGCGCGTTCGCCGAGGAAAGTCCAGACGAAAATGCCCCAAAACAAAAGAATTATCATTTAATCGTAGATTTCGACACCATCACGGATATGTTTAACCGCTACCGCAGGGCAGAGTTCCTTGTATCGTCTGACAATGACATCGCAATACTTCGGTTCGAGTTCTATGGCACAGCACTTGCGGTTCAGTTGCTCTGCCGCAACCAAGGTCGAACCGCTACCGCCGAACGGTTCAAGCACGGTATCCCCTTCGTGGCTGCTGTTGTAGATGAGTTTGGCACAAAGGGTTATAGGCTTCATTGTCGGATGATCGGCGGACTTAGACGGCTTATTGTCGAGAATGACCGAAGTCGGTTGCTCAAACAGTTTATCGATGAAGTCCACAAGGTCGGCTTTGCTCATCTTTCTTGCGTTCAGCCTTATGTCTTCATAGACAGTTGAGAGCGTTCTGTCGTTGATGAAGTAATGTCCCGCACCTTCTTTCCATCCGTATAGGATAGGCTCGTGTATCCATTGATAGTCCTGTCTACCAAGTGTAAAATGGTTCTTATACCACACAAGCGTTTGCGCATATTTGAAACCCGCATTCACCATCGCCTTGATGAAGTTTACAGATTCTTTCGTACTGTGGAACACATACACGGGCGCACCCTTTTTCAGGTTCGCTTCCGCCGCCTTGTAAAAACTCAAAAGGAACTGGTAGAACTCGTCTTCGGAGAGATTGTCGTTTGCTATGTTTCTGTCTTTCCCGTTTATCGTTCCGCCGTAGTCCACATTATACGGCGGATCGGTTACCATAACATCGGCATACTTGTCTTCCAAGACCTTTGCCACGTCTTCCTTTTGGGTGCAATCGCCGCATAGCAGTCGGTGCGCCCCAAGTATCCATAGGTCACCGCGTTTGGTCTTCGGTTCGGCAATCTCTTCTATGGCTGTTTCGGCATCGAAATCATCTTCGTGGACGTTCTCCATACTGCCGCTACCAAACAGTTCCTGCGCTTCGGCAAGGTCAAAACCCGTGAGAGTGATATCGTAACCGCTCCCATCAAGGTCTTTCAAAAGGTTTGCCAACAGGTCGTTATCCCACTCGCCGCTGATTTTGTTCAATGCGATGTTGAGTGCTTTTTCTTTCTTTTCGTCAAGGTCAACCACTACGCAGTCAACCTCTTCATAGCCAAGGTCTTTCATTACCTTTAGTCTTTGGTGACCGCCGACAACCGTTCCCGTTCGCTTGTTCCATATAACGGGTTCGACATATCCGAACTCTTGAATACTTCGTTTGAGCTTCTCGTACTCGGCATCGCCCGGTCGCAAGTCCTTACGAGGATTGTACTCGGCGGCTTTGAGTTCGTCCACCTTTCTTCTCTCTATTTTCATTCATTCCTCCTGTTTTGGGTATGAAAAAACCGCACTCTGCTTGAGTACGGTTTTAATCTGTTTAATAGTTAATCCTAATAATCATCTTGTTTTAGGGGACATTCTTGAATTATAGTCTATTTTTTTTGCCCCTAATCTCCCAATTGTTTTAAACATTTTTCTCGCATAAATACCTTGATGGAATTCAAGTCTATATTTTCATAGTACTTAACCAACATCTTTTTGAATTCCGGAACCAAACCTTCCGGCACAACCATTAAGCCACCACCATGTGCAATAAGGTAATGATTGGCAAATATTATTGCAGTTCTTTTATTTCCATCATTAAAGATTTGTGTTTTCATCACATACAAAGCAAGATCAATTGCTACGGCAACGGGATCTTCGCTATTTGATGTAATGTGGTCAATGTCATCCTTTACCATATATTCTATTGGCAAAGGCGGAATATAAGACGAACCACCAATTGTTACAGGAACACCCCTTATTCTTCCACCCTCTTGGTAAAAGCCTTCATTTACTAATCTCGCAATGTATTGACACACATAGTAATTTGTCGGGGATTGAATTACATCTTTGTCTAAAACAAATTCCCATGCATGTTTCAAATTCAGTATCTTTTGAACATCTTCGGCACTTACATTGTTTACTTTTCCGTTTTCAATTATAAGCTCCGTGTCTGGAAATGTAGTTCCAACCCCCTCAAGTACTGCCTGATCATATATGATTGACTTCATATTAGCTCTTACAAAGTCCATATTCAAAACAATTCTTGATGGTAATTCTTCTTGATCATAACCATAAGATGCAAGCTCTTTTTCTACTATTCGAATATTTTTCTTTATTGTTTTTGCATCTTTGACGCCTTTCAACAACACTTGATACAATTCATCCGAATATGGTCCGACATAGGTTGATGTCTTTCTCCCCACCTCTCTTTTTCGTATATAAAGATACTTTTTTCCCGTTACTTCTTTTATCTCAACCGATCCATCATAAGGTATCAAACTGAGTCTTGCTTGCAATTCGGCTTTCGTTCGTAATAAATTTTGGATTCTTTCAAAATTGTTTTCCATACGGCTCTCCTTTTAGGGGGCATTTTATATTTATATAATACCACTTTGTCCCCTATTTTGCAAGCTCTTTTTATAATAATTTAAATTATGATAATTCCGCGTTCGTTATATACACTATCGGTCGAGCCTTCGTTTCGAATTGCTCGGTCAAGCGCCATAACCGTTGCCACCGCTCCGTCTATTCTCTCGGTGGACTTTTCTTTGTCCATCTTGATGTTTCCTGCCGGGTCGGTTCGGACATACACGTTATCCATCATCCATCGAAGCGGAACATTCCCGCCGTGCGCTATCTTCTGCTCCAACACGAGTTTCATCAATTCCTTTGTCGGCGGACTCATATCCTTAAAACCCTGACCGAATGGAACGACCGTGAACCCCATTCCTTCCAAGTTTTGAACCATTTGCACCGCTCCCCACCTATCGAAAGCAATCTCTTTGATGTGGTATTTCGTGCCGAGGTCTTCGATGAAGTTCTCAATGTACCCGTAGTGGATGACGTTGCCCTCGGTGGCGATTACCTGTTCACGACCGAGCCAAGTGTCGTATGGGACGTGGTCGCGTCTTACTCGCAAATCTATCGTGTCTTCTGGTATCCAAAAGTACGGAAGAATGCTGTATTTATCGTCATCGGCTGTCGGTGGGAATACCAACACGAATGCCGTTATATCGGTGTTTGACGAAAGGTCAAGTCCGCCGTAGCACTCTCTGCCGAGAAGTTTCTCCGCATTTACCGCAAAATCACATTTATCCCAAGCGTCCATCGGCATCCACCGCACATTCTGTTTTACCCATTGATTGAGTCGCAGTTGTCTGAACAAGTTCTCTTCGGCGGGGTTCTCTTTTGCCGAGTTAAATGCCGTTTTCAGTTTATCTATATCGACCGTAACTCCAAGAGACGGGTTGGCTTTATACCACACCTTTTCATCTCCCCAATCGTCATCGTCTTCCGCTCCGTATATGACAGGATAGAATGATTTGTCGTGCTTTCGTCCTTCTATGATGTCTTTGGCTTTGGAATGGACTTCCCAACATATCGAGTTGCGATCCGTCCCGGCTGTCGTTATCAAGAAGAAAAGCGGTTGCTTTCGTGCGTCACCGGAGCCGTGTAGCATTACGTCGTATAATGCTCGGTTCGGCTGTGCGTGTAACTCATCGAATATAACTCCGTGAACGTTGAGTCCGTGTTTGGTATAGGACTCTGCCGAAAGCACCTGATAGAACGAGTTAAGCGGCAAGTACACGAGCCGCTTTTGCGAAATTATCGGTTTGATTCGCTTTTTCAATGCCGGGCATTGCTCTACCATCTGACAAGCAACATCGAACACAATCGATGCCTGTTGTCTGTCGGCTGCACATCCATATACTTCAGCACCCCACTCGCCGTCACCCGCAAGGAGATAAAGTGCGACAGCGGCGGCGAGTTCGGACTTGCCCTGTTTCTTCGGTATTTCAACATAGGCTGTGTTGTATTGTCGGTATCCGTTTGGCTTTACGGTCCCGAATACGTCCGATATAATCTTGGTTTGCCACGGCAACAAGTCGAAGTTCTTACCATGCCATTCCCCTTTGGTGTGCTTGAGCATATTGATAAATGTGATTGCCCTTTGTGCAAGATCAGGGTTGAATAGTTCGCCGTTTGGTTTTGTAATTATCTTACTCTCTCCCATTCAACCTCCATAAACGACAAGAAGAGAGACATTGCTCTCTCCTTGTCTTATTTGTTATTAAACCGCCCCGTCAAGGTCGATAAGGTCTACCGTTTTGCGGATTTCGGCAAGCGCCGCCGTGTAACTTCCGCAGTTTTGCACCCTCTCCCACATATCGTTGTAGTCGTTGATTCGTCTCGCCTTGCGGAGTGCGTCCCTTGCTTTTCCGATAATGAAGTAAATGTTCCCTTCCGGACCTTGACTATGGATTTCAACCCTTGGTTTGTTCATAGTTGTCACCTCCTATCAAGTCAAACAAAATACCGTAAAGGCAATCGAAAGTCCAGCATATAATTTGTCAATTTCGAAACTTTTCCCGCATTTTGCGAATTCGCCTTGAAACCTGTGCTTGACTCATTCCCACAATTTCACCGATTTCTCTTTGTCTCTTTCCTTGACGTATCTCTCGAAGTATTCTTTGGTCTTTCGGGGCTTGTTTTTCCTCGAACTCTTTTAGCATAATTCGAGTGATGATTTCATCTTCGCTCTGGCTTTCGTCTTCTATGACGTCGGCAAGAGTAAGTACGCTGTCTTCGGCGTCCCTGCCTATTACCATGTTCAGCGATACTTCGTGCGGATAGTATTTGCTCGTTTTTCGGATAAACATCAGCATTGCGTTCCGTATGCACATAGCCGCGTATGTACTGAATCGGACACCCCTGCTTTCGTCAAAGGTGTCCGCCGCCTTGCATAGTCCGAGCATTCCCTCGGAGATGATGTCTTCCTTGTAGTTTTCCTTTATGGGACCATCACCGATTTTTCCGTACATATGGTAGACGAGCCGCATATTGTCCGTGATGAGATTATCCCTTGCTGACGGCATCGCTGATTTCCTCCGCTTTGTCTACGAGTTCCCAAGCAAGGAAGTCCTTTCCGAAATGCCCGCCAACTGCCGTCTGTGCATACACGGGTTTCTTAAGGTCGAGTTTTTCAATCGTTCCCGCCACCGAAAGGTCAAAGACCTTTTCGATTGCTTTCTTGATGAGAACTTCGCTGACCGTTCCCGTGTAAAAGGTATTGACGTCAACGCTGGTCGGTTTAGGAACACCGATAGCATAAGAAAGCGCGACTTCGCACTTCTCTGCAAGGTTCGATGCAACGACGTTCTTTGCAATGTATCTTGCAAGATATGCACCGCTTCTATCTACCTTACTTGCGTCCTTACCGCTCATCGCTCCACCGCCGTTATGAGCGATTCCGCCATAGGTATCTACCATAAGTTTTCGCCCAGTCAGTCCTGTATCTGCAACGAACCCGCCGATTACGAATCGACCTGACGGATTGACAAGGATTTCGGTCTTGGAAATGTCGTACTCCGCAAAAACGGGAGCAATTACTTTTCCCTTGATTTCCTCTGTCAACTCTTTCAAAGTTTTACTTTCTTCGTGCTGCGCAGACACAACAATGGACACGATTCGAGAGAACCTGTCGCCGTCATACTCTACCGACACTTGGCTCTTACCATCGGGCAAAAGTCCCGCTATAACACCATTAACGCGACATTCGGTGAGCCTATCGGTCAATCGGTGAGCGAGTTCTACCGGGAGCGGCATATAATTTAAGGTTTCACTTGACGCATAGCCGTAGACGATGCCTTGGTCTCCTGCACCCTGTTCTTTCTTGCCGACTGCTCCCGCAATATCCGCGCTCTGCTTATGAATGCGGACTTCGTATTCGATGTCGTTTGCATCGTAGCCGACTTCGGCAATCACACATCTTGCAATGTATTCGTAGTCGACTTTCGCCTTGGTCGTGATCTCCCCGGCAATAAAGCATTTGTTATGGGCAAGCATTACTTCGCAAGCCACTCTGCTGTCTTCGTCTTGTTCCAGACACGCATCGAGAATGCTGTCCGCAATAAGGTCTGCAAGTTTGTCGGGGTGACCGCAAGTCACCGACTCTGCCGTGTAGATATGTTTAATCATTGATTTGTCCTCCATCATCCCCCAACGGAAAGTTCTATCCATTGGGACTTTTGCTTGTTCTTCTAATTGAAATCTTCGCTCATAGTCGTGAACCGTGCGTCCGTTCCCCTTGAATGAAATCGGGCTGTCCAAGTCCCACGCTAATAGTTTCGCCCACAGTTTTGGATACTGTTTTCGCAGCAAGCGTAGCTGCGCCGTAGATTGGTTATGGCAAAACCAACACCCGCCACGAAGCGATGTTTCGTAGGTCGGACTTAATAGTCCGTTCTCCTCACACCACTCTCGACACATCTTTTCCGTCCACCCGTATTCCACGAGCGGACTTCTTTTCGATTCGGTCAGGTTATGAAATCGTTTGGGTTCGTCTATTGCTATTCCGATATACACAATCGCATTTCTCTGCACCTTTTGAAGCACGGACTGTTTTAGCCGTCCCGTACACCAATTCCCCTTTTGCATTGGAAAACCATATATTTTCCCCGCATATAGACTCTTTTCCCCGTTACTTACAGAATAAAAGTAGTCTTCGTAGGACTTTGGCGATGAGATATGCTCAACTCGAATTCCATACTTTTCATAGATGATTTTGTCTGCTTTTTCTTTGAAAGCAACCATCGGCGGAAGATCTGCGTGTATCGTATTCGTTGCCATTATCTCCACGTGGACGATTCTATCGAGCGGAAGACTGTATCTGTGTATGACTTCGAGCATTGCAAGGCTGTCCTTGCCGTAACTAATGCTTGCTATATACTCCATTACTTGATTTCGCCTAAAAATAAAGCCTTGAAGATTGCCTCCAAGACCTGAACCACTATTCCGTTGCCCGCCTGCCTGTATTGCTGCGTTCCGCTTATCTTCGCCGCAACGATTTTATCTATCTGTTCGTCTTTCCACCCCATAAGGCGAAGACACTCTCTCGGTGTGAGCTTTCGGATTCTCACATTCTCGGTGATCACCGCGTTTCCGTCACCGCAAGTCAAGGTATGCGCTACTCCTTTACCCACTCGACCGCGCTTTGTCTTGCTGCTGGGATATGTAATGTTGACATAATCGCCGGGGTTGGCTTCTTCGTAGCCCTGCTTGGTTGCTACATTCACCTTGACGGGAGTTTCGAGTTTTAACACAGCAGAACTTCCGGACGGAGAGCTGCATTGCCCTGTAAGCGTTGGGGCAACATCCTTTATCTCGGTCTTGTTGTATGCCACGAACATTTCCGGAACATACCCTTTTTCTTCGATAAATTCGTTATATCTTCGGCTTACATAGTCCTGTTTGTCTTCTTCAATCACGAGATTGTCTTTTTGAACCGTGGTCAAAGCATTGCAAAGCCCTTTTTCGTTGATTTCAAGTCTCTGTTCGGTCGGCACTCCCGCCGTTCTGTCGGACGGATCTTCGGGGTTTCTTCCACGCATCGCCCCAACAACGGGAAGAATTGCTGTCTTGAACCCTTCCGGTCGAGTAGTAAGAGTCGGACACACGCCACTCTTGTTCACTTTCTTATTGAAGGCGTCTATCGTATCACCGACTTTGCACTCGTTCTCTTTCAGCGTTTCGAATGCTTGCTTATAAAAGCGTTCTTTCGGCTCGGCCGTGTCGATGATGATAGGAGTTTGACCGCCACCTTTGCCCATCGCCTCGGTGAGCGTTGGACTAATGCCGTCCGTTCTCGGCGTCTGGTGCTTTTGAAGTCCGCCAAGCACGAAGTCTTCGACTATTTTCAGTTCGGTATTGCCGCCTTGCTGACAATGCACGGTTGGAGCTATACCGTCAGGTTCATACACACGCTTGCTGATATCGTGCATCTTGTCCCACTTACCGCCTACCACTTCTCCGACCTGAACGCATTGCGGTCCGCGCCAATCTCTTGCAAGAAGTGTATTTGCAAGCCCGTCGCCGGGGCGAATACTGTCTCTTCGACTGTTAAATGTCGAACGAAGTATGCTCCGTATTGTGCTTTCCTTGAGATAGAACCTTTCATCGACCGTTTCATCAATCATATCTCGCAAACGAATAGTTAATTCTTTGGGTTTTGGAAACACAAAAGGCTTGTGTTCACCCCTGATAGATACGCAGAAAACCCGTTCTCGGTTCTGCGGAATGCCGTAGTCCTTGGCATTCAACACTTTCCAATAGTTTGTGTAGCCGAGTCCGGCGAGAAAATCGAGCCATTTATCGTAGTCCGCCTTGAACTTCTTGCTGACAAGGTTCTTGACGTTCTCAAGCAATAGGTATTTCGGGAGTGTTCCCTTTTCCGATGCAACACGCAATAGCCGCTCGACTTCAAACAGCAATCCGCTGCGAGTGCCTTCCTTAATGCCCGCGCCCTTGCCTGCGACCGATATGTCTTGGCACGGAAACGAATATGTCCAAAGGTCAGCGTCCGGGAGTTCTTCTATCTTGCGGATATCTCCGAGATTGTTGGTTTTGCCGTGCATTGTTTCATAACTTTGAATTGCATACTTGTCTATCTCGCTTATCGCCACGACTTTATGTGCAATGCCGATATTCGTTAATGCCTGCGTTTGCGAACCGATACCTGCGAACAGTTCAATCAGTCGCAACGGATTTTCGGCTGTGTATTCCGTCATGCTTTACCCCCTAATAGTTTTTCCATAATGTCATCGTTGGGGTTTGTTTCGTCCCACTTCGACAGTTTGCTTTCTCGTACCACGATGTAGATTTTGCTCCACACTTCGTTGGTTTGTTTGAGATACTGTTGCGCCATACCCACGAACGGGGACGGCATCGGCTTGCCGTTCTGGTCTTTTACGAGCAGCCCGTGCTTGGTGTTCATATCTTCGCATTCAAGCCATCTCGCTTTGCAAAATGCGTACTCTTCCAAGTTGTACGGCAGTATTCCCTGCGTACACCCGATGCTTTTCAGCCATGCGTACACGGTCTTGTATATCTCTTTTGCTTTGACTGATAAATAAGAAGGCGGATCGCTCGGTAGTTCCAATCCGTTGTCGGTTGTGAAGTTCACGACTTCTATCGGACGCTTGCCGGGATTGCCTTCCAGTATCTTTTGCGTGACCGCTTTCTTCGGTCTTCCCGCGCCCGGTCTTGCTCCACCGCTTGCCATACTGCCTCCCTTTTGAATTTTTGATTTTCGCTCTATTCTTTGATTATTTTGATTTCCCGCGAAATCAAAAAGGACGGTTGCCCGTCCTTCAATACTTCGTATTGGTTTTGATTTCTTTGATTTTTCCGTTTGATTTTTGATTTCGCGTTTTTTTGCGTTGGACTGCGGCCCCGCTCTTGGAGACGAAATCGTCAGATTTTCGACGTCCCCCTCCCGGCGGTCAGTCGTACTCTCTCGGTCTCGTCTTCCACCTTGAGCCTTCCTCGACGCTCTTGCGCGAGTGGCATGACCAGCATAGGCTTTGCAGGTTGCTCGGTGCGAACTTGTCACCGCCTTGCTTGATAGGCACGATGTGGTCTACCATTGTCGCTCTCGTCCTTTTACCCGCCTTCAAACATTCCGCACAAAACGGGTGCTGATTTAGTTGCCGCTTTCTTGCGTGCAACCATTCGGGTGTCTTATAAAAGTTCTTCGTGAAGTTGTCTCTGCCGTACTCGTTGTATTGCTTGTCTACGAGTTTCTTATGTTCTTCGCAGTATTGCCCGTCCACGAGCTTGGGACAACCGGGATAACTGCACGGTCGTTTTGGTTTTCTTGGCATATTTATCTCCTGCTTACACTCCTATTATATTCGGTGTTTTGCACTATTTTGGTTCAAAATGGCTCTGCTCTGTCCCAATTTTTAGACCTCGGATAAACAGTCGCTTATAATGGCAATTGCCTTGTCTCTTCTTCTGGCTATCGTGTTTCTGCCGAGATAGTATTTTTTACTCATCTCTCGCAAGGAAATGCGCTGAAAATAATGCAGTTTCAGTATTTCGCCCATTTCGCTCGGCATCCCGGCTACGCATTCTTCTATCGCCGTCACGCACACGAGCGTTCGGTCGTATACGAGACCTTGTCTTTTCTTGTACTCGGCAACAGCCTTCTTTTCGTGATAGTTTTCCAAATAGTCTTTTATTTCAATCTGCGTCATTGCAGTAGTCCTCCATTTCTTTCCGTCTTTTTTCTTCTCTTACTCGCTCGTCCCATACCCAATCACCGTTATCTGCGGGATTAATTTTGCTTTTTAGCCAGTTACGAATTTGTCCGCAGTCCTCCAAGTTTTCATTCCAGTCTTCCTCGAAACAAACTCCGCATAAGTCCCACATTTGCATCGTACCAAACTTCTGCCCCTTATAAAAGAACAACAGGAGCATTTTATCGGCGGTTTCGTCATAGTACTTCCACTTGTAGTAATATCCCCAAAGTGTGCGACCGCCGTCATATCGGGTTTCTATGTAATTTTCGCATGCCTCTTTTATGTCGGCTTTCGGCATAGGCAGTCCGAGTATTTCCTCATAATCGAATTTTGCCTCTTCCGTTATCACAACTTTGTTGATGTCTACCATACTACTCCTTTTCAAACGCTTGAATTATCTCTTTTACCTCGCTTACGCTTTTAACAACCACCGCATATCCGCCCGCTTTCACTATTTGCCGAATCGTCTGTTGTTGCAGCACCGTTGCCGTGTTTTTGCCCACCTTGCATTCAAGACCGATGAATCTGCCCTTATAACAGACAATCAAATCCGGAATGCCCGCCGTTCCGTACATACCGCCGTGTTCCTTCCAGAAGAAAAGGTTCGGCACTGTTTTCAAATAGTTGCTTATCCCTTTTATGAGGTCGCTTTCCTTCACTTTTTTCTCTCCTATATAAAACTACCTGTCACACCCGTCACACCTGTCACTAAATGACACTTTACCAGTGTGACAGTAACCCCTCTATTAGAAATCTCTTTTTTGTGACGGATGTGACGGGTGTGACGGAGTGACAGTAGTGACGGATAGTGTTGTGTGCGATGTGTTTTGCCGTCACTTGCCGTCACTTTTACAGGGTTTGCCGTCACTCACACGATAGTTACATTTTCTTTTCCCGGCTACACGATATTTAGACAAACACCGTCTTTCGAGAGTTTTATTACAGTTTTCTTTCGCTCGTAGACGGAAATCACAAGAAAATCCGTTCAAAATGTGCCGAAAACCGCTCAAAACCATCGTTTTTTGCTTGATATAAGGCTCTAAAAACCCGGTGACACGAATTTTACAGTTTTCCGCTCACATCCGGAGCGAAAAAAGACGCATCACCCGGAAGACAGGGGAAATATATTATTTGACTCTTTTTTGTGAGAAAAACATTTTTCAATGTCTCCCAAAACACGCATTTTTTGCTTATAAACCGCTAAAAACGGTCTAAAATTGCCACAAAATACTCCAAATATACATTTCGCCATCCTCCACAAGGAAATCAGACGCTTTGGTCTTCGTCACAGTGGATTTACAGTACATCGTCACTCCGACACACAATTTCGAGTTTTTCTCGTGCGCTACAGTTTCGTTACATTCTTACCCGGTCGAATTCGACCAGTTTACCCCCTCGAATTCGAGGTTTATCCGTGTCGATTTCGATGCGGTTAGTTTTCCGTATCGTCATCGGTATCGAAAATCGCTCTTTGATATGTCGGTTTGTATGCCTGACGCTTACCGAAGTAATGCACTCTGCTCGAACCACTCCGTTTCATCGAGTGTTCGATGCCGTCATAGTAGAGCTGCGTCTCTATGTTCATTATCTCTTTGCCGAGAGCGGCCGTTGAGTAAATGCACGGACTACCCGTCACGTCGTACACCGCTTTAATGAGTTCGGTAGCCGTGCCTTTCCAACCCATCGGATACTGTTTTAGGAGGTCCTTGACCGTTTTGACAATAGGATTGTTCTCGTACTCGCGCTTTTTGCGTTTCCGCTCTTCCTCCTCTGCCGTTCCGACCATTTTCCATCGATACTTCGTTTCATCGAAATGCACCACGACGTCTTGTTGCCTTATATCTCGTCCCGTCATAAACAGCACGGCATTTTCGTCTTGCCGCTTTTTCTTGTAGATGATGAATATCGTGTCGCATACACCCATGATGCCGTTCGAACCCGAAATCATATTGAATACGTCATTTTCGTCCGCCATCTTTCGCAAATGATGAATGAGAAAAATGCAGATCCGCTTGTTGTCGGCATACTCTTTCAATGCTCCGAGTTCTCGGTAGTCCGTTGCGTAGGCGATTTCGTCTTTCTTCGCCGAACCCCTTACCTTTTGCAAGGTGTCAATGATAATCAGTTTTATGTCCGGGTGTTCTTCGAACTCTTCGTCCAACTGCTTGATAAGTCCTCCGTCCAAGCCGTTTGCCTTGATGGACAAGTAGAAATTGCTCGGTGCTTTCCCTCCGTCAAGGACCTTGTTCAGTCGGTCTTTGAGTCGGAAGATACCGTCTTCGAGAGCGAGATACAAACACCCTGCCTGATTGCTTGCATAGTCCAAGAACTCTTTTCCACGACTTATCGCCAAACACATCTGCATTGCCATCCAAGACTTACCCACCTTGGACGAGGCACACAATATCGCCAAGCCTTGCGGAAGAACGTCCGGGATTAACCACTCCGGCGGATCGATTTTTGCCGTTTGCAGGTCGCTTGCCGTAACGCTCGCAAACCCGCGCTTGTTTATCCTCCTTACTTCCCGCTTTGCCGCAGCGACCGACGCTTTTAGTTCTTCGGGTTTAGACATCAAGAGTTCGTTAGGGTCTTTCTTGCTCCCAGCAATGTTGAATACTATGTATGGAATCTTCGCCGCTTGGAGTTCTTTTTCGAGTGACGCTGTTGCCTTTTGCCCCGGTTCGTCATTGTCCAAGCATAACACAAGCGGAGCGTTAGGTTTTTTCGCCTTCACTTCTTTGACAAGTTTGTTTGCTCCGCCGACACCACAGAGCGACACCGAGACACCGCCGCATTGCATAATAGACAAGGCGCAGAGCGGACTCTCCACGATAAAGACGGGCTCTTTGCTCGTCCCCCACAACGCTTTGCGATTAAACAGCGGCTCCGCACCCGCCTCTTCGTTTGTCGGTTTATAGAACTTTTTGTCGGATATGCTCCGAGTTTGGTAGTATCGTAGTTCCGATGAGTACGGTAACACGATTGCGTTTCGCTTTACGTCATAGCCGAGACAGTATTTCTTCACGGTTTCTTTAGTCAGTCCGCGTCTTTGAAAATAGTCGGTCTTGTCCGCGTCTTTGATGCATGCTTTCAGGTAGTCCTTAATGCTCGTTCGCTTAGTGCAATCGTCCACGTCGATATGGAACATCTCGGCAAGAAGTTTCGCCGCCTCTAACGGCTCTACTTCTTTCATCTTTGACGCAAAGGTTATGACGTCACCCGTTTCACCGCAGCCAAAGCAAGTGAAGATATTGTTCTTGCGGTCAATCGAAAACGACGGAGTTTTTTCCCTATGAAACGGACACAGACCTTTATCTCTGCTATTCAACTTGATGCCGAATGCCTCTACCGCATCGGCTATTTTAACTTGGTCCTTGACCTTCTCGAAAATATCCGTCATCGTTCCTCCGTTTCGGGTTTCCGGGCGGCGGACTTTTACCGCCACCCGTTGCCCGTTTATTTTTATTCCTCGTCAAGCGCCGAGACCTTGGTTGCCATTGCTTTGACCTGTTCCGCCAAAGGAAGAACGTTTTTAAGTTCCTCTTCGGTCAGGTTACGGTCTACTGCGAACACCGCCTGCGAGTAGTTGATACCGCCGCTGTTCTGTGCCTTTTTCAGCGTGAACTTAGTGACCACGCTCACGGTTTTCTTTCCTTTGGAAAGAAGTCGCATTACGTACTTACTGAATTCGGCAAGACTGCCTGTCGGGAGCGAGAGAATAATCGGCAGAGCCTCGCCTTCACGAAGAAGGTAGATTCTTCTCTTCTGCTTGCACGCTTTTGCCCCGTTCTTGCCACTGCCGAATTTATTGAACTCACAGTCGGCGCACTGTCTGATTTCCCCGCTTTCCGCTTCGATACCGATGCGTCCGTCCATCGAGCCGCAGTCGGGAGGATTGTTGCCGCCCGTGTACTCTTCCTTGTAGTAGCACGAGATGGGATGGTGATAGAGAATCACCGCTTTGAACTCTTTCGCCGAGTCGGGACTTTCGGGATCATCGCCCGGTACTTCGTAGGCAAGACCTCCGCCTGCCGGGATTTTGATTCTCTCGAACGAGGGAGTCAGTCCGTCAAGCTCTTCTGCGAAGATCTCGCCAAGGTTTGCGCTTGCTCCAAAGGTAAGTGCCGTGTTTTCTTTCTTTACGATTTCGTTTGCCATTGTTGTTTCGTCTCCTTAAATTAATATTTTTTCGATTTGGCAACGCGGATACTGTTCTTCTCCGCAATTTTTATAAGCCCGTCCAACCATTCCGGGAGTACACCCTCATTCGCCGCAATAAGTTCCTTGACCGTTGCCGAAAGGGTTTGGCTGTTGATAGTGAACAAATCTTCGAAGCCGTTTTTCTTCATGACTTCCCATAGTTCGCCTTTCCTTTCGGGTTCTGGTGCCGGGTACTCTTGCGTGACGAGCGAGAACGTCGTTCCGTTACGATTGAACGAAGTCAACTCTTCCGTAGTCATCAAGTCGATCATTTCGGTTGTTACGCCGTCAATCTCTTCATTGATGCCCTTGACCTCACGTTCGAGGTCGCTCTTTTGCGTCCGCAGTTCTTTGAGTCTGTCTGACAGTTCCAGTAGTTTCGTATTCATCTGATACCTCCTGTTTTGTTTGATTGCTTTTTCAAGCGGAATACCTTTCTTCAATCGAGACGCGACCGTGCTGCGGGATACCCCGTATATCCTACAGATTTCCGCAAGCGTGAACACTTTCCCGCACATCACATATCGTTTGGTGCGGCTCGTGTTACTGTTCTGCCTATGTTTAGGTATCCATTTACAGTTTTTCGGACAGTAGTCTCCGCCGTTATCGATGCGCTCTATCGTAAGTCCGTCCTTGTATCCGTGCGACATCGCCCAGTAGAAAAACGTCTCGAAGTCCTCCCATTCCGAACACACGCTCACGCCCCTTGCCCCGTAATACTTGAAGTCTTTACTCTTTGGATTAGCGCATCGCTGTTTCATATTCGCCCATATTCGGTGCAGTCGCAGTTCTCCATTCGGCATAGCCTTTTGCATCTTGCGATAGCATCCGCACGACATCGTGTGTCCGTTCACAAGGTCCGTTCCCCTCACAACCGCCGTTCCGCCACACTCGCACTTGCACGCCCACATCAAAGCCGTGTTCTTTCCGTGCGGTGGCAATGGCTCTAACGCCGTAAGTCTACCGAACTGTCTTCCCGTCAAATCCTTAAACTTTCCCATGCAGTAACGTCCTCCAGTTATCTACCATCAGTTTCGCAATATCGCCTTTGTGCTTTAATGCGTTCATTATCTTTTCGTCTACCGTGTTCTTCGCCACGAGGTGAATGTATAGACACTTCTCTTTCTGCCCGATTCGGTGAATTCTTGCTCGGCTCTGCTCATAGTTCGCATAGGAGAAGTCCAACGAATAGAACACCGCTACGCTTGCGGCAGTCAATGTCAGCCCCATTCCCGTGGTTTGCAGTTGTCCCACAAACACTTTTACATCCGGGTTCTTTTGGAAGTCTTTGACTTGCTCCGCTCTGTCCTTCGTTGCGCCGTAAATCAACCTATAGCCCAACTTTTTCTTTTCGAGCATTGCTTTTATGGCTTCGATTTCCGGGACGAACCTTGCGAACACGACTACCTTTTTGTCTTCTTCCACGCAACTATCGATAATATCTTCGAGAGCCTCTATCTTTGCCGTACTTACGGTCTGCGGCTTGGCGGTTGCATCGTCACGGATAAACCCGCCCGTGCATTGCGACAGTCTTAAAAGCTGCGTCAAGATATTCCTTGCGGTCACTTCCGTATCGGCGGAGAGTTGAGCGTAGCAGTCCTCTTCTATCATCCGATATACCGCCTCGGCTTTGGGTTCGAGTTTTATCGTCCGGACTTCGTCTATAAATGGTGGCAGGTCGACTGCGTCTTGTATCTTGATTCGGAACGCTATCTTATGCACCTTCTCCACAAGTTCCGGGAGATGGTTGTATCCTACGATTTGGTGGTTCTGGTAACCGCCCATCACGGCATACCTGTTTCGGAACAAGTAGTAGGACGAACCGAGTATCTCTTCATTCAAGAACTTATACTGCGAGAAAAAGTCAAGCGGATTGTTGGTAACGGGCGTTCCCGTCAGGATGACGTTGAACTTGCTCTTCTTGCCGAGTTTATGTAATGCCTTGGACTGCGCCGTGGTCGGATTCTTTATTTTGGACGATTCATCGCATACGATCATGTCCGGACTCCACTTCGCTATCTCGTCTTCGAGCCGCCAAGCCGATTCGTAATTTACTACAATGACCTGCAATGCCGAGCCGTTCATATATCCGAATGCCGCTTTTTTCTTGGTTATAGAGCCGTCCAATATCGTCAGCGCATACCGATAATCCGCAAACTTTTGAAACTCTTCTTCCCATACTCCGACTATGGACTTTGGTGACACAACAAGTACTTTACCGATACGCTTTTGACTGTTTAACGCGCCTATTAGCGCAATAGTCGTGATTGTCTTGCCCGTTCCCATATCCATAAGGAACGCTACCGCCTTGCCCATATCGAACTGTTTTAGCGCGAAGTTATATGCCTTTACTTGGTGGCTATAAAGACTGCCCTTTATCGGCGGTTTTATGGTCGGTTCGGCATTTCCTTTGGTGTCCGTGCTATCTGCCGTCAAAGCCTGTAATTCTTCGTCAAGCGTTGCTCCGAGCAGTCCGAGCGTTGCCACATTTTCTTTCGTGAGTGGGACTACCCAACACTTATCGTCCGCATCATAGAACCTGTCCTGCATATCCTTAATGCTCCCGCGATATGCGAATGAATCATAGATGCGTATCGTTTCGTTAGAGCGGACAGCGTACATTCATTCCCTCCCAGTCGATAACCTTGACCATCTTCTCCGCGCCGAATGCGTTAATCATTCGTTCGCTTTGCTCATAATTGAACGGAAGACCGCCGAGCAATATTGCCGTTAGTTCCGCTTTGCTGATTCCGAACTCAATACAGAACAGCGACAGACTTCCGCATTCTCTTTTCACCATTCGCACGAATGGTTGTATATGTACTTTCATGACCTACCTCTCTTTGGCTCGCTGAATGTTTGGAGAATACTTTTCATCGTTTCAAGTTCTTCTCCCGTGAGCCCTTCTGTTAATTTTTCAAGGAGCACGGTTTGCTTTTCGGATAAGTATTTCATTCCGAGATGGTATCCATCGGTTATGTAAATGCCACCGCCATTCCCTTGAACCGTGTACACCGGGTAAGACAACGAGAGATATTCTATGTCGTATTTAATTGTTCGTTTGCTGACGCCGAATTCGTTTGCGAGATTCTCTACCGTGTCAGATCTGCGCCGGCACAACACTTCGAGAATTTCCATTCTTCTTTCCATAGAACTCATGTTGTCTCACCTCCCTTGCTCTTGATGGCTGTATTTTATCTGGCAAAGGTGCAAGGTTTTTGCACCTTCAAAAAAGTTTTTTTCATTTTTTTCGATAGTTTTTTGGAATAAAAAAAGCCACCGACTAACTACTCTCCTATTCGGATTTCGTTAATCGGTGGCCTCTCAATACTGGTTTAACCTACCGCTTTAATGCAATTGGGTTGTCTTGGTTTTACATTGTCCCTGTTTCAGACCGACCAAGCTCCTTTCGCAAGTTTATTTAGTTAGAGCGTAACAGTTCTTGTCCTATCGGTGCGAACACATCCACTTGGACGTGACGTCTGCTGATTAGTTTTGAAACCGTTACCGTGCCGCAGTGCGGACACTTTATTCGTATAAGACCGTCTTCGCCTTGAAAGCCTACTATAATATTTCGACAGTTCAGGCACACCCATTGTATAGGGACATCGCCATCTTTAAAGTGCATAGTTGTTATATTGCCTCCTCTCTCCCTTTGATACTTCGGTTCTGGATTTTTTCTACTGCTATTGTGCGGTCGGGACTTCCTACACAGAAGTAGAAAAGCCGCTGTATCCTTCGTATACACACTCATCGGAACGGGGCTGTGTCCGTTGAGTTTAACGATTATTTAAGGCTGCGACAAGCGTTCGGCTATCATAGATAGGTATCCGTTTCGGCTTTTTGAATTGCGGAATCTCAATTTCATTTCCGCATTTGTCGCAGATAAATCTCCCCTCAGTTTCTTCAAGGTACATGTCCTTGTTAAGTTTGCCACATATCGGGCATTTTGCATCATACGTCATGGCATTTCCACTCTCGTTGTTTCTTCGATTATTTCATCGCCGTCTTTGTATCTCACGACTTCGTCAAAGTCTCCGTTTTTATCAAACGTCCATATCATGTGCGCTTTGCACTTCGGACAATCAAGGCTGACGGGGACATCGACTTCGTACTCGATATCAAGTCTTTGGCCGCATCGACCGCAATGTTTTTGAGTTCTCATGTTATCCTCCTCTGTTAACTTTCTAAATTCTTAATTACTTTGGTTGCTATGCCTTGTATCTTGCACTCTTCTACTACGATGTCTTTCATTCGTTTGTTCTCCGGGTGCAAAATAATTCTTCGGTTCGCTAAATCCGGGCGATAGCGCTTGAGCGTCACTTCATTGTCTACGAGCGCGACTACGATGTCGTTATAGTTCGCCGTTTCCTGTTGTCTGACAAGCACAAGGTCTCCGTCATGAATTCCTGCGTCTATCATCGAGTTTCCGCAAGCCGTAAGCAAGAAACACTTTTTCGCATTTCCTACAAACGATGCCGGAAGCCTGACGTATCCGTCTATGCACTCATACTCTTCCGATAATGGTCCGCAAGGCACGTATCCAAGTCTCGGCACGGCTACAACGTTCGTTTCGGTCGCTCGCGTCACTTCGGTTTCGTATCCGTCTTCCCCTATCTCCAAGAGTCCTTGCTCTTTTAGATAGTCGATGTATATCGTTACGTTGCTTTTGCTGCAACCGACATTCTCCGCTATACACCTGATGGACGGACTTGTCCCGTGCTGACCGTAATACTCTTCAATAAAGTGTTTAATTTTGTTCGTCAAGTCTGGTTTCTTCGTTTGCATTCGTGATGGCCCTCACTTTTTCAATAACGGACGCTCCGTCCGTTTTTGATACCTCTATTATATCTATTTTCACTTTCACTGTCAAGAGTCTGAAAGGTACAAAAATAGGGGTGTGCAAGAACATGCACACCCCACTAAAATATTTGTCATGATTTACTTAATCTATGATGTTTTCGGTCGCAAATAGCGGACTATTGAAGAACTCCACGATTTCAATGCCTAACCCTTGGCATAACTCAAAAAGAACGCGGACATTGACCGCCACATTGCGTTTGTGTTTGATATCCCCTATCGTTGTTTGATTCACGCCCGTAAGCATTGAAAGGCGGTATGCGGTCAAATGCTTTTCTTCCATCAGTTCCGTCAATCTCGCTGACAGGGCTTCTGCTATTGTCATGACTGCTCCTCCTTTTGCTAAACTTTGGCTATGCATTTAGTATAAACTTTTTCTTTTTGAAAATACTGTGCGTAAGTTTAGTATTGCTTGATTTTCGCCCAGTATTTTGGTATAATCGTTTATGAGAGGAGCGAATTATGAAGACTGTGTGCGTTACCGGGCATCGGCCCGCAAAGTTGCCTTGGGGTTATAAAAAAGAAGGACCCGATTACGATGAGTATATCGAGTCCCTTGCTTGCACTATTGCTGATTATCTTGAAAATGGCTATGACCATTTTATTACTGGTATGGCTCTCGGCGTCGATATGGATTTTGCCGAAACTGTCATTCAATTTAGGGAGCATTACGACCTTGACGTCAAGTTGGAATGCGCTATCCCCTGTCCGAATCAGACCTTGAAATGGTCTCCCACCGAAACGGCGCGATACAAGGCTATCCTTGATAAAGCCGACAAGGTTACGTTGGTCAATGATCACTACTTCCGTGCCTGTATGCTCGTGCGGAACGATTATATGGTAGACCACTCCGACTTGGTGCTTGCCATTTGGAATGGTGAGCAGTCTGGCGGGACTTGGCACACAATTCAGTATGCCAAAGCCAAAGGCAAGCAAGTCGATATCATCAAGGTTGACCGAAAATAAAGAAAACGCGCTATCTGGGATTTCCCAAACAGCGCGTTTTTG